CCAATGGGAATACCAGGTATTGACAGATTGTTAAAAGGAGGATTAGCAAAAGGTGAAATCGGTGTTATATTAGCACCAACAGGAGTTGGTAAGTCAACTATTCTTACAAAGATTTCAAACCACGCATTTAACCTAGGATTTAATGTCTTACAAATATTTTTTGAAGACAACCCAAAAGTGATTCAGAGAAAACATTTTACACTCTGGACCAAGATTCACCCTGACGAATTGTCAGAAAAAAGAGATGATGTGGTGAAAAAAGCAAAAGAAATCGAGGAGACAATGACAAACAAGTTGGAATTGAAAAAATTACCTTCAGATACAGTAACAATGCTTCAGATTAAAAATGAAATTAGAAAGATGATTGCTGATGGTAATAAAATAGATATGGTTGTTTTAGATTATATTGATTGTATTGTTCCGGATAAAAACCTAGGTGATGAATGGAAGAGTGAGGGTTCAGTAATGAGAGGGTTCGAAGCTATGTGTCACGAACTAAACATTGTTGGTTGGACTGCAACACAAGGTAATCGGTCGTCAATTTCATCAGAAGTTGTAACAACAGACCAAATGGGCGGCTCAATTAAAAAGGCACAAGTAGGACATGTTATTATTTCAGTAGCAAAGACATTACAACAAAAAGAAATGAAATTAGCCACAATTGCAATTACCAAATCTCGTATTGGAGATGATGGTGTGGTGTTTGAAAATTGTAAGTTTGATAATGCGATGATTGAAATAGATACTGAATCCACAACTACATTCTTAGGTTTAGAAGAACAAAAAGAAGAAAGACAAAGACAAAGGGTTAAGGAATTGTTAGAAAAACGACAACAAAAAGAAAAACAAAAATCTTAAATAAAAATAATTAAACTTATAAAAAATGGATATTTCACAAAAAATATTGAGCGATATTACGGTGTATATGAAATACGCTAAATTTGTCCCGGAATTAAATAGAAGGGAAACCTGGGAAGAACTGGTAACAAGAAACAAAGAAATGCATCAGAGAAAGTACCCACAAATTAAAGATGAGATAGAAGAAGTATACAAAATGGTGTACGACAAAAAAATTCTTCCATCTATGAGATCATTACAATTTGGTGGTAAACCAATTGAGATTTCACCAAACAGAGTTTATAATTGTGCTTACATGCCGGTAGACCACACTGATGCTTTTGCTGAAACAATGTTTTTACTTTTAGGTGGAACAGGAGTTGGGTTTTCAGTACAGAAACACCACGTAGATAAGTTACCAGAAATTAAAAAACCAAACCCAACAAGAACAAGAAGATACTTAATCGGAGATTCTATCGAAGGGTGGGCCGACGCAATTAAAGTTCTTATTGAATCTTATATGGGCTCAAAATCTTCAACACCAATATTTGATTTTTCAGATATTCGTCAAAAAGGAGCATTACTTGTAACATCAGGAGGAAAAGCACCAGGACCTCAACCTTTGAAAGATTGTATTCACCACATCACAAAGGTATTAGAAAACAAAAATGATGGTGAAAAATTAACACCAATTGAAACTCACGATATCGTATGCCACATTGCCGATGCTGTACTTGCTGGTGGTATTAGAAGAGCGGCCCTTATTTCATTATTCTCAGCTGATGATGATGAAATGATTTCTTGTAAATCAGGAAATTGGTGGGAATCAAACCCACAAAGAGGTAGAGCTAATAACTCAGCGGTATTACTAAGACATAAAGTAACACAAGAATACTTTATGGAATTGTGGAAAAGAATTGAATTATCTGGTGCCGGAGAACCTGGAATTTATTTGTCTAACGATAAAGATTGGGGAACAAACCCATGTTGTGAGATTGCACTTCGTCCATACCAATTTTGTAACTTATGTGAGGTAAATGCTTCAGATATTGACTCACAAGAAGATTTTGAAAAACGAGTTAAGGGTGCCGCATTTATCGGAACATTACAAGCTGGTTATACAGACTTCCATTACTTGAGAGATGTATGGAAAAGAACAACTGAAAAAGACGCACTTATTGGTGTTGGAATGACTGGTATTGGTTCTGGTGTTGTATTGGGTTATGATATGAAAGCAGCAGCACAAGCCGTTAAAGAAGAAAACGAAAGAGTTGCAAACCTTATAGGAATTAATAAAGCGGCTCGTACAACAACAGTTAAACCATCTGGTACTTCATCACTTGTATTAGGCACATCATCTGGTATCCACGCTTGGCATAATGACTTCTATTTGAGAAGAATTAGAGTTGGAAAAAATGAAGCAATTTATTCATACCTTGCAATTAACCACCCAGAGTTAGTTGAAGATGAATACTTCCGCCCACACGATACAGCTGTAATTACAATACCACAAAAAGCACCAGAAGGATCAATTTTGAGATATGAATCTGTATTCCAAATGTTGGAAAGAGTAAAAAAAGTATCACAAGAGTGGGTCAAATCTGGACATAGAGGTGGACAAAATACACATAATGTATCGGCAACAGTTTCAATTAAAGAAGACGAATGGGATTTAGTTGGTGATTGGATGTGGAAAAATAGAAAATTCTATAATGGATTATCAGTACTGCCCTTCAACGGAGGAACTTATACCCAAGCCCCTTTTCAAGATTGTACTCAAGAGGAATATGAAAATTTAGTTAAAACATTAACTAACATTGATTTAACAAAAGTTATTGAGTTACAAGATAATACTGACCTAAGCGGTGAAATCGCTTGTGGTGCGTCAGGTTGCGAAATTGTTTAATTATGAAAGTAACTTGGGGAAATGATGTAACACTAACATATCAAGTATTGTTAGCGTTCTATAATCTAAGAAAACAGAATTAAAATGACGGTAAGTGCATCAAAAGATTGGATACAACAGTTATACGTTCAGGAGACAACTAAAAAATCTCCTGAACCCGACTTTTATAAAGATGAGAACGGAAATATTGTTATGACAGAATCATTCCATATAAAGAGAGGAAAATGCTGTGGATCCAATTGTAGACATTGTCCATATGAACCTTTATACCAAAAAGGCAATACAAACTTAAAAGAATCACTGAGAAATCGGTGATTTTTTTTTTGAACATATATTTATAATAAAAAAAACATTATAAATAGAATGATTATATCAGAAGAAGAAAAATCAAGAATACTTGAAATGCATAAAAATGCAACAGCAAAACAATATTTGATGGAACAAACAACAACTCAACCTCAAGCTGGAACCACAACTCAACCTCAAGCTGGAACCACAACTCAACCTAAAGCAGTTGGTGGTGGTGGTACTGCTCAAGAAAAACTAAGAAATTTTACAACTACACAGACAGTGACAACAATACCATCGCTCAACCAAAAAGTAATTACAACTTCAGTTATAATTAAAGATGTTAATACTAAGTCACTTCAATTAGATGCTAATTTTGACACTCAAACAGGTTTAAGAGCAAGATACATTGTCCAATGTCAACCAAATAAAAAAGGTGGATTTTCTTTAGCGGCTAACACACCAGATAAATTAAACCCAACAAGTTATGTGGATTTAAAAACAAACAAAGAAGATACCACATCATCGTATGGTGGTATGATAGAACCAAAAAAAGGTGAACTATTTACCTATCTTAATAACGCTTGTAATACAGCATTTTCAACACAACCACAAACAACATAAAAATAATTAAATAAAATGACAAACCCTCCCCAAAATAAAACAAAGGAGGGTTTTTTATTTATATAAAATAACTAACCACTATATTTATTTGATATGGCAAATGGAATAACATATGGAATAAATTTTCCTTTTAGAGAGTCATTCACTGGTAGATATTTGGACACATCAGATACTATAGATGAGGAAGTTAGAACAGATTTAATTCATTTAATTTTAACAAGAAGAGGTTCCCGTTATTTTTTACCAGATTTTGGCACAAGATTATATGAATATATTTTTGAACCATTGGACGGACCAACATTTTCTGATATTGAAGCCGAAATAAGAGATAGTGTTGAAAAATATTTACCAAATTT